CATCGCCTCGTGAGGGTTCTGCATGGCGACCGTCTCTACCCAGTTCTCCTCCTGGGCCGACAGTGGCATTCCCATCTGCGCCTGGGTGGTCGCCTGCTGCTCGGCCGCCTGGGCAGCTTCGTACCAATGAACGGCGAGCTGCTCGGCCTCCTTCTTCTCGTTCATCAGCCGCGAGAGATGCTGTTGGCCCTCGTAAGCTCCCCTGGCCCATTGTTCGGGGTCCTCGCCCCATCGCTTCTTGGCCCAGACAATGTGGTCGGCCTCCGTCTCGGCCTCCTCTTCGGCCTCCTCTTCGGCCTCCCCTTCAGCCTCTGGCTCTGCGGCAACCTGGGGTAGCTCCTGCTCCTCCTCCGTATCCGGCTGCACGGGCGCATCCTCAACCTGAATCTCGGGCTGCTCGACAGCAGCGGATACCGCCTCTCCTACCGAGCGTGGCGGGCTGAACAGCTCCGCTTCCAGCTCCTCTGCAAGTTGTCGTTCGCTGATCGACGGCTCGCTATCGGCCATCTAGCTCTTCCTCCTCCGCTTCGATGCCTTGCTCTTGCAGATACCGCTCCAGCGTGGACTGGGCGTTGTTGGGAACGCCGACGAACCAGTTGAGTGCGGCAATCGTCCCCCGGATGGTGTCCAGCTTACGCTGATCTGCGCCATCAGGATGGAGAGCGATGGTGGTTGCCACCTTGCGTAGGCGGATGATCTTGCGGTCAACCTCTGCTTCCAGCTCGCGCCAGCCGACCGTGCTCAGAAGCGAGGAGAGGCGGTCAGCACGGCGGGCGACCTCCGCCTGCGACTCTGCGGTGAAGGTCATCGAGCACCGAGGCCGAGCTGCTGCACCGCGTTGACCTGCTGCGTGGCGAACTGGTCAGGCGACAGCGCCAGGCCTCCTGCCTGGCCGCCCATGGCTGCTGCCAACGGTGCGTTCGTCTGGCCCTGCGATCCAATCGGCATCTGGCCGTTCGCCATCCCCTCCTGGATCGTCTCGGGCGAGGCGGGTGTCCCCGGTTGCCCTGCCGGAAGCTGCGGCTGCGAGGGTGCGAAGAAACGCTCGGTGTCGGTGATGCCCTGAGCCTCCAGCACCCGCTCGATGAAGGGCTGGAGCTGGATGCCGAGGCCGGGAATGGCGGCGAGCTGGGCGGCGAAGTTCGCCAGCGCCATCGCCTCTGACAGCTTCTCCTGGCGCACGGTGGACTCGTCCATCACGTTCACGTTCACCGAAAACTCGCCCTGGAGCTGGAGCGGGTGGGCGAGCAAGAGCTGTTGCTTCCCCTGGGGGCCTATCTGCGGGATGATCCGCTCCTCGCGGAGCATCTGACCCATCATTCCCAGGAACAGCTCCCCGATCCGTGAGTAGGCCCACATGTAGTGCTGCTTGCGGGCCTGGATGATGCGCTGGGCAATCGAGGTCACGATGCTCATGCCCGTGGCCGTTGACTGGGCATTCGACAGCCCGGATTCGGTGCCGCCTGCGAAGGCCAGGCCACCCATGATGTTCTGGAGATCGCCCTTCATCAGGGCCTCTGCCTCCAGCGTGATCTGGGCTGCGGTGGCGTCGATCTGAAGCTGCGACACCTGCCCCGGGTCCTCCACGATCCACTGAGCACCGGGATAGAACTCAAACGAGTCGGGGTCATCCACGTCCGAGCGGATCAGCGTGACGACGTTGGTGAGCAGCCGCAGCGCGTCGATCCGCTGGTTCTGGATCGTCCACAGGTACTCCTGGATCTGGGCCAGCGTCTCCACCACGGAGATGCCCGGGATCTGGAAGGCATCCGGCATGGCGGAACAGACGACGAATGGCTTGCGCTTGATCCTGAGCGGGTTGTCCCGCGAGGCGAGAACGGTCTGCCTGGCCCCGACGGTGACAACTCGCTCGTCCGTCCAGTATTCGAGGACCTCGATCAGGCCTTCGTTGCGCTTCTGGCCCCAGAGCAATTGCTCTCGATCCTGGTAGTCCTCGACGTACTGGTTGTTACGGGCCTCCTTCAGCGAATCGACGTTGCGAAACAGGCCCGCCTCTTCCTTCGCCTTCAGCGCATCCCACGTCTCCCAGCTTCGGTCGATCACCCAGGCGGCGTCGTCCACCGACTTCGCGCCCTCCGGCCAGAAGATGTCGCGCACGTCGCGCACGATCAGCGAAGGCCCATCTCTCATGGTCACGAGCTGCTGCTGCTCGTCCGTGTCCGTGTAGCGGTCGCGCAGCACGCCGAAGTCGTCCACCAGCTCGATCTCGATGGGCACCAGCCGCGACATCTCGCGCGTCTCGTAGGCCCAGACGACCTTGCCCACCGTCAATCCCGCGATCAAGTCCTGCTGGACGAAGGGGCGCTGCTTGAGCGGGAAGTGATCCTCGTCCATCGCCCACTGGAGCATGGCGGTGGCGATCTTCGATGACTGCTGGCGGCCGACGATTTCTTCGATTGCCTCGCCGGGAGTGGGCTTGGCCGTTACCTCCCAGGCGGGGTTGGCGTCGAGCAAGGTGGCGATCATGCCCTCGACCACCTGGAGGATGTAGGGCGTGGTCAGGTTGGAGCGCCACTCCTGGGTCTTGGCGCGCTTCTTCTCCGCGATCCCCCGGTAAGCCCGGTAGCGGCGCTCGATCTGCTCCGTCCAGCCACGATGAAAGCTCTTTACCGAGTCAACGGCGTCCAGCACCATCGTCAGCTCGTCGGCCGCTGGAGCATCGGGCGAGCCGTAGGGATCCCGGGTCAGCTCGGGATCAGTGGATCCGCGAAGGTCAGCCACCGATCTGCTGGAGCTGTGCGTTGGTCTTCTGCTCGCCCGCCAGAATCGACTGGAGAGCGCCCATGCCCTTGACGAGTCCCTGCCCGCGCTCCTCGTCCTCCTCCTTGGCGAGGGCCATCATCAGATGCTTCATGGCCTGCTGAATGTGCTCCACGGGGTCCAGCTCGCCATCCTCTTCCTCTTCTCCTTCGGGCGGCAGCTCTTCGGGCATCATGCCCGCCTCGGGCGGCATCCCACCGCCGCCGAGCGCGGCCATCAACCCCGCCATCCCGTCCTCGGCCGGAAGCCCCCCAGCCGCATTCAGCGCGTCCATGGGCATAGGCGGCGTTCCACCGTCGCCTGGGGGAAGCGGCAGCCCCGGAAGCTGCTCCTGCTCGGGCGGATACATCATCATCGACATCTGGCCCTCCTAGCTCCAGGCGTAGTCATGCACGTACTCGCGCTTCTTCCTCTTCCGAGATGTTCTCACGTCATGCGGATGGCTCCCGTAGCGGCGGTACATCTCCAGCGCCCCAGCCAGCGCCATCACCCGGTCATCGTTGCAGCCCTCGGCTGCTCTCGGTGAGGGCAGCGTATCTCTGCGAACGAAGGTCTTGCACTCCAGGATCGTCTGCATGGGGATGTGCGGTAGCAGCTCTTCGCGGATGGCGGCCTCGATCTGGTTGACGAGCTGCGGGCGTGTCTTGGGGTTGACAGGGAAGCCGTAGCTGGCGTTCTGCTTCCAGTCGGGCCGGTCGTCCTGGACGTGGCGGTAGAGCTTGGGGTAGGGGCGGCGTCCCTTCTTGCCATCGCGGAGCGCGATCACCACCGGCTCCCCGTAGCCGCCCCCCATCTCCACAGCCAGGCGGGCGGTGTTGTACCAGCGCCCCAGGAAGTGCAGTTGCTCTGCTGCCAGGTCGGGGTCGATCTTGCCATGCAGCTCGGCAGCGATGTTCATGCTCCCCAAGTCGATGATGAAGGCCGATGTCGCGTCCTTGCCACGCCCGGTCGCCACGTCCATGTAACCCGCGTAGTTGCACTCCTTCTGGGGCATGTCGTAGACCAGGATCCAGCCGTTGGACACGTCGCTCCAGGTCGCGGAAGCCCCGTCCTCGGAGGGGATGAACCTGCCACGGCGAGTGGCGCTTCGCGCCTTGCGGGCGTAGTTGTCCAGCGAATCCACGTCGAACCAGCAGCCCGCTGTGCCCAGGAAGGCCTCGGCCGCGTTCAGTGGATACTGCTCTGCCATGTCGGCGGCTGGCATCCGCTTTCGCATCTGGCGGAACCAGTCGTCGTCACGGCCGGGATGCCTGTCGGCTCCCAGGAAGACGGCGGCGATGTCGCGGTCGGCAGCCTCTGTCCACAGCTCGTAGAAGAGGTTGCCGTAGCCGTTGGCCGTGGAGACGATGAGGAGCTGGCCGCCGTCAGCCATGGTGGGGATGAAAGCCTTGTAGGACTCCGAGGCCCATTGGTGGCGGCCGAACTCGTCCAGGAAGACGACAGAGGCCGTCTCCCCGTGCCCTGCTCTTGGCGTCGAGGGCATCGCCAGTAGAGAGGAGATCCTTCCGTCGGGAAACTCCCACTCTATGCGGGAAGACGGCCTCCCCCTTTCGGGTTTCAGGATCGTAGTCTGAAAGCGCAGGTGCTCGGGGGAGTTCTCGTACAGGTCCCAGGCGCGGCCCACCAGCTTGACCGCCTCCGTCTCGTTGATGGAGACGCACAGCGCCCGCGTTCCCGGCTGGGTCAGGCACTTCCAGGTGCAGTAGCCGATGCCCAGCCAGGAGACGCCGAGCTGGCGGGCCTTCAGTCGCAGGACCACCTGCTGGTGCAGGTAGGTGTCCAGCTCGTCGTGCTGCCACTCCCAGCCTTCGGAGAAGCTGAAGGTGAACTCCTCGCCCGTCTTGGGGTCGATGGCCTTGGTGTGCCTGAGCCATGCGGCCGGATGGGCGCTGGCCTCAGCGACCTCTGCTTCCAGCTTGGCGAGGCGACGGTCGATGGCCTCGACCACGGCCGGGTCGTATGTGGTCGCCATCCCAGGTAAGGTACTCGCCTCACATCCCATACGAAGCGACGGGGTTGCCAAAGGCACCCGCACGCGCGTCAAGATGCCTCAGCAAACCCCGTCGCTGTGTCCGCATAGGAGGCCAGTCCCATGCGTATCGCCATCGTACTGTTGCTCAGCCTGGCAGTCGTGACTGCCGTGCAGGCTTCACCGAAGAGTTACATCAGGCAGAAGGTGGCCGAGCACCGCCAGGCCACTTGGAGCTGGCAAGACGTGATGGGTACGCCACGCACAGCCTGGGCGCGGCATGAGCTGAAGACGGGATCGAAGCGTTACCTGTCGTGGCTCGCACGTACATGGTGGCATAGGCGGGTACGCGCCATGCAGCTCGCCTCAAACCCGCCCCACTTGCGCGAGTGGCTGTGCATCCACCGTTACGAAGGATCATGGACAGATCCTAACGCCCCCTACTACGGCGGCCTGCAGATGGACATGGACTTCCAGCGGGCCTACGGCTGGAACCTCTTGCAGCGCAAGGGCACGGCCGACAACTGGACGCCGCTGGAGCAGATGTGGGTAGCCGAGCGGGCCTACCGCACGCGAGGCTTCTATCCCTGGCCGAACACCGCTCGCTACTGCGGGCTGCTCTAGGCCCCGAAGACGACCTGGCCCTTGACATCTGCCAGGCCGTGCTTGATCGCCCAGTGCGCCAGGCAGAGGTTCTCAGCGGCGACGGACACCCCGTTGACCGTGGAGACAATGGCCTTACCGCAGGGGTTGTTGTTCACCAGATCCGACCAGGGAAGCTGGGTGTCTCCCAGGCCCCGGGGTGTCGCCGCGCAAGGCATCAGGGATCAGGGATGACGGTCAGCGAGCCGTTCTCCTTCAGCGCCCGTGTCAGGCGTCTGTGATCCTCGCGGCTACTGCGCAGGATCATAAAGTCGAGCTGAGAGACGGTGATTTCCAGCCCTTCCAGCCATTCCGGTGGCGGTGGGGATGGCTGGGCCAGCTCCTCGATGGGAGGCAGCTCGCTCATTCGTCCTCTTCAGGCTCCGTCTCGACCTCGACCTGCACGTAGTCGGCAGCAGCAACCGGGACAGGGATGCCGTCTTCGTCCAGCTCCGGATCGGGGTCGTCCACGACCTCCAGCGAGCCGTCCAGTGCCAGTGCGTCCAGGAGCACAACCATGTCCTGCTGCGACAGCTTGGCGCGTGCTCGCTGAAGCTCACTCTCTGCAATCTTCGCCATGCCTACTCTCCTCTCTGTGCCTCGATGACGGCTTGCTTCTCGGCCACGGTGGTCGCTTCTGTGAGATCGACGCGGTGCTGTGCCGCCAGCTCGTCCAGGGCGGCGTGCGTCCCAGGCAGCTTCTCGGGCAGCTCTTCCACGGCGGGATGGCCGTTGGGCGGCTGGTAGCCCTCTGCCCGCACCAGCTTCTCGGCGTGGCCGAACTCCTGGATCTGGTGCAACGAGCAGCGCACCTTGCCATCCGGGCCTAGCCAGCGACCCTGGGAAGAGCAACCGCCGGTAGCGAGCGTGAGCGGAGCTTGCGACTGGCAGAGCACTTAGACCACCACCGCCGCTTCGCCGCTCAGGCCAGCAGGCGCAGAGACGGAGATCGTCTTCGTCCCTGCCGACCCCCAGGTGCAAGCGTCCAGCTCCGAGGTCGTGATGTCCGTGGTCGCGGGCGTCATACCCGTGGAGGCCAGTGTCACCGTCGCCACCCCGGGCGGGTTGACCCCACCGATGGAGGCGGCCAGTGCCCCGGTCACGTTGGATTCGATGAGCTGGATCCCCAGCTCGCCTGCCCGCTTCGCCAGCCTGCGCTGAGCGCGTCCATTCGTCTGCTTCAGCGAAGCTCCGGGGGCATTCGCGTTGCGGCTGAGCCGCTGAAGCGCCGCTGATCGCCTGTCCGCCGGGAGTCGGGTGATGAGAGATGCAGCCATGGCGTTAGCTTGCTGCCGGGATCGGACGGATCAGGTGCGGTTGCCCTTCTTGCGACGTGTCTTCTTGGCCTGGGCGTTGGTGATGCGAGCAGCGGACTCCTTGGACTTGCCCTGCCTTCTCAACGCCTCGTACTGCTTCCAGTTCTTCACCTGCTTTCCAGGCATCGCTATCCCACCCAGTTGAACCCGAAGAGCAGGAAGAGGATGAAGCAGATGGCGACCAGCACCGTCGCCAAGGCGGGATCGAGCTTGATCATCCCTTCACCTTCCTCAGATTGGGATTCTTCTTCTTGGCAGCGGGCGATGCCCTGCGCGTGGAAGCAGCCAGCATCGCTCCTGCACGCTTCTTGGAGACACCCTGCTTCTTGGCGATCTGCGACTGCGCCGCCTTGAAGCCCATGCCCTTACGAGCCTTCGCCATTCTCCCTCCTCTCTTCCAGTCGTACCCATTCCTCCAGCTTCGTGACCCGCTCGCGTACGCGCCCCACCAGCACGATCAGCGCAACCGCGATGCCGAGCTGGAGGCCGATAGCCGTGAGCAGAAGTTCCTTGAGCGACATGCCGCCATCAAAGGAACAGCTCGCGCCGTATGGCACCCGGTCCAGGCAGGCTGGTGATCGAGGGCCGGATACGGGCAGGCGGCCCCAGGAAGCGAGGCTGTACGGGCAGCGGCCTGGGTAGTGGACCACCCTCCACCGGCAGGGGGCGAATCCAGCCAGGCGGCCTGCCCGTTACCGGCAGCGGATGGATCCAATCGGGAGGCGGCTTGCTTGTCAGCGGCAGCGGCCGGACCCAGTTGCCCTGTCTGTGAAGTCGAGCGAGTAGCGCCCGGGCCTGTACAGGCAGCGGCCGAGGACCGGGAGCCAACCAGGGAGGCTTGACTCCACGCAGGTCCTTCGGCCACTGACGACGCCGTATCCGAGTCGGCCAACCCGGAGGGCCGTAATCCACGCCAAGGGGGATCATGGCCCCAGTCTGGGCTGGGCGTCGGTCAGATCAGCTCTT